AAACAGCGTTTTTCGTTCTCTCTTTGTTCAGGAGGAGAGGACAGGTTTCCCTATATACTTCTCCTCTCCTCCCCTCCTTGATCCTGACCGGTTGGAACCCGAAGGGGAAACCCCGCTAAAGCGGGGGTTACCCCTCCGGGGTTCTGGCCGATTTTGGGTCATTCCAGCCTTTTCTCTACTCCCAGCAAAGGATCTCCAATGGCGCGCTATCTAGGCATCGACCCCGGTCTCGGGGGAGGTCTCGCTCTGATCGAGACCAAGGAGGGCGCGCCTCCCGCGTTCGTGGCGGGGACGCGCGTCCCGATCATCAAGAACAGGGGCAAGAGCATGATCGACGCGCGTGCGCTCCTCGTCTGGCTGGACGACCTCGGCCAGATCGATCAGGCGGTGATCGAACAGGTCGGATCTCGCCCGGGGCAGGGCGTCGTCTCGGCGTTCACCTTCGGGCGGGCAACCGGCGCGGTCGAGACAATGGCGCACCTGATGGCCGAGACGGTGATCTGGGTCACCCCGGCAGTCTGGAAGCGCGACCTCGGGCTCGGCACAGAGAAGCGCGACAGCCTCGACCTATGTCGCCTACGGTTCGGTGACGCCTTCACCTTCCGAGCTATCTCTGACGACGGCGTAGCGGAAGCTGCGCTTTTAGCGTATCATGCAGCCGGTTACCGGTGAGGAACATCATGGACGACATCACAGCAAAGCCTGCACGCAAGAAGACGGGCCCCAAGGGGCCTAGCAAGCCGCTCGATGACCTCGAGCAGGTGATCGAGCTGATCCGGATCCAGTGCACGAAGCTCGAGATATGCGCCGTTCTGGGCGTCTCCGAGGATACGCTGACGCGTCGGATCCGCGAGCACGGCATCGAGGGCGTCGAGAATTTTGCGGACCTCTATGAAAAGCACGCGAAAGAAGGCCGCTCTTCCCTGCGGCGCGCCCAGTGGAAAGCCGCGCATAACGGGAATGTCACGATGCAGATCTGGCTCGGCAAGCAGATGCTCGGGCAACGCGACCAGATCAAGCAGAGCGTCGAGATCACCGGCGCGGACGGCGGGCCGATCCAGACCGTCGATTACTCTAAGCTCTCAACAGAGGCGCTCCTCGAGCTCTCGAAGGCGATGACCCATGCAGCTCCCGAAGATCACGACGGCGGACCGCGACTTAATTGAGGCGGAGCTATGCCGCCGGTCGGTGCTTTACTTCGCCCAGACCTTCTGGCCGGTGCTCGAGCCCGGTCGCAAGCTCGTCACCGGGTGGCCGATCGAGGCGATCGCCGAGCACCTCGAGGCGGTCACACGCGGAGAGATCCGCAAGCTCCTGATCACGGTCCCGCCCGGGTCGATGAAGTCGCTCTTGACGCGCGCCTTTTGGCCGTCGTGGAGCTGGGTCGCGCAGCCGTCCTTGCGCTATATCGGCGCGTCATACGCCGAGGCGCTCGCAGCCCGAGACAACCGGCGCGCCAAGATGATCGTCGAGAGCCCGCTCTATCAGCGGCTCTTCCCACACGTCCGGCTCTCTGACGATCAGGCGCAGAAGGTAAACTTCGCCAACACCTCGACCGGGTCCATGATGGCGACCTCGGTGCGGGGCCGCGCGACGGGCGAACGCGGTGACGTTTTCGTGATCGACGACCCGCACAACGTGCTCGAGGCCGAGAGCGAGGCGATCAGAGGCGAGACGCTGCAATGGTTCCGCGAGGTCGTGCCGAGCCGGGTCAACGATCTGGACCGCAGCGCCTTCGTCTGCATCATGCAGCGCGTGCACCACGAGGACGTCGCAGCGGCGGCGATCGAGCAGGGTTACGAGCACCTCCTGATCCCCATGCACCACGACCCCAGCCGCACGCGCACGACCTCGATCGGGTGGACGGATCCGCGCACCGAGCCCGGGGAGCTCATGTGGCCGGAGCGGTTCTCGGCGCGCGCCGTGGCAGAGCTCGAGACGACCCTCGGGATCTATGCCGCCTCGGCCCAGCTCGAGCAGCGCCCGACGCCGCGCGAAGGCGGTTTGTTCAAGGCGGACAAGATCCAGACGATCAACGCCGTGCCGCACGACGAGGAGATCGTCTGGTGCAGGGCGTGGGACTTGGCCGCGACCGACGGCGGCGGAGCTTACACCGCAGGCGTGCTCGTCGGATGGCGCGTGGCAGCGCGCCGGGTGATCATCGCGGGCGTGCGGCGCGAGCGCGTCGGTCCCGAGGGCGTGCGGCGTCTCATCGAGGACACGGCAGAGATCGACGGGGACGACGTCCCGATCTCGATCCCGCAGGATCCCGGCCAAGCAGGCAAGGCGCAGGCGCGCGACTTCACCGTCCGGCTTGCCGGTTACCGCGTGCGGATCGAGCCGCAGACCGGCTCGAAGGAGACACGGGCCGAGCCCTTCGCGGCGCAGGTCGAGGCAGGGAACGTCGACATCGTGACCGGTCTCTGGAACAGGGACTTCATAGAAGAGCTTCGACATTTCCCGAGAGGCGTGTATAAGGATCAGGTGGACGCCGCGAGCTCTGCATTCAACGCAGTAGCACCTAAGCGTCAGAAAAAGACCGGTCTTTTCGTGGTCGGGGATCATGTGGGCAATAGAGCGAGGCCGAGCTGATGGCACAAGCACCAAAGAAGGCAACGGCGACCCGCGAGCTGGGGGCGTCTGGATCCTACGGGATGAACGACCAGCTCCGTCCGGACGAGTTTCTACCTAAGCTCCGGGGGCTCAACGCGACGCGGACGTTCCGCGAGATGAAAGACAACGACCCAGTGATCGGCGCGATCCTCATGGCGTTCGAGATGCTCCTGCGCGCGGCAGAGTTCCGCGTCGAGGCGGCGAACGACAGCCCGGAGGCCGAAGAGGCGAAGCTCTTCGTCGAGCAATGCTTCGAGGACATGGAGGGAACGGTCGACGACTTCCTCGCCGAGGTGCTGACCTTCCTCCCCTTCGGGTTCTCGGTCTTCGAGGTCGTCTATAAGATCAGGGGTGGGCGCAACACGAGCGACACGACGCGCTATTCGCAGTTCGATGACGGGCGCTATGGGGTCCAGAAGCTCGCACCGCGTGCCCAGTGGACGATCGACCGCTTCCTGACGGACGCGAACGGCGCGATCACCGGCGTGCGGCAGACGGCGCTCACGCTCAAGATGGGATCGGTCGAGATCCCGATCGAGAAGCTCCTGCACTTCCGCACCTCGACGATCAACAACGACCCGAGCGGGCGCTCGATCCTTCGCAACGCCTTCACGTCCTACCATTACGCCTCCCACATCCAGATGATCGAGGCGATCGCGGTCGAGCGCGAGATGAACGGCATCCCAGTCGGGCGCATTCCGTCCGAATATCTGGCCGACAGTGCAACGGCGGCGCAGCAAGGGTTCACGAACGCCTTCAAGAAGATCCTGCGCGACGTCAAGTTCAACGATCAGGGGTTCATCCTGATCCCCTCGGACGTCTACGAGAACGACGACGGCTCGAAGACCTCGATCCCAATGGTGCAATTCGACCTTGTGACCGCCAAGGGGACGCGCGCGATCCCGACCGGCGACGTGATCTTGCGGCATCAGCAGAACATCGCGCGCTCGGTGCTGGCCGACTTCCTGATGCTGGGCAGCGGCGACAAAGGATCCTTCGCGCTCTCGAAGAGCAAGACCGATCTCTTCCTAGCAGCGGCGGCGGGTTACACCGAGGCGATCTCGTCGGTGCTGAACCGGCAGCTCCTCACCCGGCTCTGGGAGCTCAACGGGTTCGACCCCGATCTGATGCCGTCGATCGCCTTCGGTGACATCGCGCCGGTGGATCTGGCCGAGCTGGGCGCGTTCGTGCGCGACATCGCAGGCGCAGGGATGCCGCTCTTCCCCGACGACGACACCGAGAACACGATCCGGCGCGCAGCCGGGTTCCCCGAGAAGACAATGGACCCCGATCTCCTCGGGGCCGCGCCCGTTCAACCTCTCGACACAGGAGTTCCCAGTGAAGTTTAAAGTCTACCCCCGCGACATCTGGATCGACGTCGACATCTGGAACATCTACGCGATCGAGGCGTCGATGTCCGGCAAGACGATGATCTTGCACATCCCCGGCTTGCAGATCCCCGTCACGAACGGGCAGGATTACATCGAGACCGACGCCTTCGCGCGCGACTTCGTCGAGATGAGCCCAGCGCGCTGGATCCGGTCCTCGGCGATCACCTCGATGCAGCGGTTCGGCGATGATTATGTGCGCGTCCTGCTCGACGGCGTGCGGCAACCGTTCGATCTCTTCCCCGGGGACGCTCCGCTGCGTCAGGTCTACACCGACTTCAAGCAGAAGCTCCCCGCCGAGACCCCCTCGTTCCTAGCTCTGGACGTCGCCGCATGAACATCGCGCTCCTCAAGATGACCGGCTCGGATGCCGTCGCCGTCTTCTTGAGGGCAGCGGAGGGCATGGAACCGAAGATCGCGCGCGCCTTCATTCAGGCGATCGAGACGATCCGGCTCCGCGTCCCTGCGGAGCAGATAGCACTCCTCCTCGAGCGGCGCGATTACACGACGCTCGAGAACGCTTTCGCCGGGCACTTCACCTCGACCGAGTGGCAACCCTACGGGCAGGCGATACAGCAGGCCGTGATCGCTGGGACGAAGGCGACGAGCGAGACGCAAGGCATCGTCAACGGCGCGCAAGAGGACTTCGAGATCCGCGTCGGGCTGAACCCGCGCCTCGAGCAGTTCGCGCTGACCATGACATCGACGCGGATCCGCGAGATCGACCAGACGACGCGCGACACGATCCGGCAGGTCATACAATCCGGCACGACCGCAGGCGACGATCCGTTCGCGATCGCGCGCCGGATCAGGGGCTCGATCGGGCTCACGCAGCGCCAAGAGGCGGCGGTCAACAATTACGAGCGGATGCTCCGCGCACTCGACCCCGAGGCGCTCGATCGCAAGCTCCGTGATCGGCGCAGCGATCCGACGGTGGCGCGTGCGATCAACAATGACAAGGCGCTGACCGACGCGCAGGTCCGGTCGCTGGTGGACCGGTATCGCGACCGCTATGTCAAATATAGGGCGAACGTGATCGGGCGCACCGAGAGCATCCGCGCGGTGCAGGGGGCTCAGTGGGAGCTCTTTCAGGACATGATCAACAAGGGGCAGATCGACGCGCGGCAGGTCCGCCGGACGTGGATCACGACGAACGACGGGCACGTTCGCGACGCTCATGTGCAGATCCCCTCGATGAACCCGAAGGGCGTCGGGCAGACCGAAACCTTCTCGAGCCCGCTCGGGCCTATCCTTTATCCCGGCGACCCCAGCGCGCTCGCCGCGAACACGATCCAATGCCGGTGCGCGGTCTTCGCGCGCATCATCTCTCGCGGTCTGCTCCCGTCCTCCCCGGGAGCGATCGTCGCGCCACCTCCGCCGCCACCTCGTCCGGTTCCAAGCGCACCACCTCCCGCGCCGGTGATCTCGGACGCAGAGCGGCGGCGGAGTGCTGGCCCGGTGTTTGCTTATGAGAGCTATAAACCGCTCAAGAAGCTCGATCAAATCGAGGCATTCATACAAGATCAGAACATCTCAAACAAAGTAAACGTCAAGGGCACAACTATTCCAGTGCTTAACGTCGCAGTTCAAGCCATGCTTGAAGTGATCGAGCGGTTTGACCTTAAACCGCTTGCCGCCTTTGGGCCGGTCTCGCGGTTTTATGCGCGGAATAGGGGATCCGCCGGTGTTTTGGCGTCGATGTATTCATCGGTTCAAAGCGCGCAAGGCGGTCGTGGGTTATTTCACATACCGGCAACGGGGTTCGGTCAAGATGTCGATGCAGCAGCGCAGCGGGCGATCCGCGCAATTCCCAAGCACCGCATGAACAGGGATGCCGTGTTGGAGGGGACGGCGCGCGGTTTAGACGCAGTAAAGGCGCAGAATATCGACCCGGAGGTGCGCGTCAGGATAAAACAGATGGAGGCACAGGATCGAGGTGACGCACCTTATGCGTTCACGATCGACGCAACCTCATCAGACATGGAAGAGACGGTCAGGTCGACGGTATTCCACGAATACGGGCACGCAATACACCTCGCACAAATAGGCAACACCGACATTGGCGCGATGCTCGACAAGTTTTTGCGCGACTACAATCCTCGCCTACATGGCTGGGACTTTCTTGTCTCGGTTTATGGCGACACGAACGACAAAGAATATATCGCGGAGACCTTTGCGCTCTATGTCGGAATGCCAGAGAGCGAGCATTTCCGCATTCACCCAGCATTGCTAGAGATCTACCGGAAACTGGACAAGAAAGTGACAAGATGACCTATCAAGAGCTTGCAGCGCAGGTCTTCGCTTTACCGGCCAGCCAAAGAGAGGCGGCGGCGGAGAAGCTGCTTAAATCCTACACCGAGGACGACAAGGATCTCGTCGAGCTTTACATCTATGAGGCGATCACGGCGGCGGATGACACGCAGAAGGTGATCTTGCTATGACGACGAACGGTTACACCAAGACGATCAAGCCGGTGCGTGATTGGAACGAGCGGATCTGGCGGCTCATGCTCGGAGAGCAGGTCGAGATCGCACGCGGTCGGATGGACGGCGCGCAGGCGGTAGGCGTCACCGGTACACTCACGACCAGCGGCGCGGTGACGGAGATCATGATCTGGCCGGGATCGACGGTGAAGGATCCGTCGGTCGCACCAGCCGCTGGCGTGCAGATGACGCTCGTCTCGACCAGCGCGCAGGACGGCGTCAACGGGACGGGGATCCGGACGCTGCGGTTCAATTACCTCGACGCGGATCTGAACCCGCATAGCGAGATCGTGACGCTCAACGGCACGACGCCGGTCCTGACCGTGGCGACCAATGTGCGTTGGGTCGGAGATCTGACCGGACTGACCTTCGGATCTGACAAGCGCGCCGTCGGCGACATCACCGTCACGCACAACGGGACGCGCTACAAGCTCCTCGATCTCGGCGCGCGTGCGACGCGCAGCACCGTCTTTCGCGTCCCCGCAGGCAAGCGTCTGATCATTCACTCGATCTTTGCGGGCGCGTGCTCGGGCACAGCGGCGTCGAAGGTGCAGGCGTCTATCGTCGCATCGGTGATCGGCAACCTCGACGGGACCGTCGACCGCTTCGAGGAGGTCGGTCTGCTCTTAGAACAGGGGACGATAGAGCTCCAAGACAACACAACGACGCTGGCAGACGGTGCGCTGGCCGCATTTCCGCCCGGTGCGATCATCGGTTTTCGCGTCACGACGGACAAGAGTGCAACCGTCTCGGCGGGGTTCTACGGGTGGCTCGAAGATGTCGACTGACCGCACCAAAACACCCGACTTTTCGTTCTCTCTTTGTTCAGGAGGAGAGGACAGATTTCCCTATAGTGTTATCCTCTCCTCCCCTCCTTACGTTTCACCGGTTGGAACCCGAAGGGGAACCCTGCTATCGCAGGGGTACCCCTCCGGGGTTCTGGCCGATTTTGACCCCCCGCGCGAGAGCTGTCCTCCCGCGTCCTACAGAAGGATCTGATCCATGCCATACGATAGCAACGACGCGCTTCCGGATCCGGTCAAGCGCGTTCTCCCCTCCGACAAGGCGCGCTCTCTCTGGCGGCGCGTATTCAACGACAGCATGAAGCGCGGCTATCAAGAGGGCCGCTCGTTCGGCGCGGCTTATGCCGCGATCGACGCCGCAGGGTTCAAGAAGGATCCGAAGACCGGCGTCTACACCGAGAAGGTGATCGAGAAGGCGCTCTATCAGGGCCGCGAGGTCGAGCTCGACAAGCCGTTCCGCCTACCGGCAGGCGCGAGCAAGAAGTTCGGCGTCTATGTCACCGCCGGGGACAAGATCAAAAAAGTCACGTTCGGAGATCCAGACATGGAGATCCGGCGCGACGACCCAGAAGCGCGCGCCAATTTCCGCGCTCGGCATTCATGCGACACCGCAACGGACAAGACCTCGGCGCGATACTGGTCTTGCCAGATGTGGGAAAGTGGAACCTCAGTCTCGGAGATGACGAAGATGGAACAGATGAAGAAGCGGCAGATCTCGGACGACGTCTTCACGACGGTCACCGAGGCGGTGCAGCGGTCGCACCAGCTCGGGCTCGGGCTGGTCGCTCATATGACCGAAGGCCCAGACGGGCAGGCGTTCTATATGCCGGGCGAAAGCCATGAAGCCTACCTCGAGCTCGTCGGTCAGACCGGCATGGTCGCCGAAGACGGGGCCGAGGTCGAGAACCCGGCGGCGGAGCTGATCGAGAGCGTCATCAGCGCGGCGATCGAGGCCGTGATGGACGCAACGATGGAGAAGCGCGCGGCGAAGATCATCAAGATCAACGACGAGGCGCGGATCGTCTGGGGCTGGGCGTCGGTCGTCTCGATCGACGAGAAGCCTATGGTCGACCGGCAGGGCGACATCATCTCGGCGGACGTTATGACGAAGGCCGCAGACCGCTTTATGATCGACGTGCGCGTCGCTAAGGCCATGCACGAGGGCGCGCAGATCGGGGAGGTCATTCACTCCTTCCCGCTCACCAAAGAGCTGGGCGACGCGCTGGGCGTGCACTCTGCACTCGAAGGGTGGATCGTGGCTATGAAAGTGCACGACGATAGTGTATGGAATAGGGTTAAGAGCGGCGAGCTGGCCGCGTTCTCGATCGGAGGCATAGGGAAACGCAATGCCGTTTAACGTCACAGATCTCGAGCTGATTGAGCTCTCGCTCGTCGACGAGCCCGCCAACCCCGCAGCGCGCGTCGTTATGTTCAAGCGCGCCGCTCCGGATGACATGAAGATCCAAGAATTGATCGACGGGGGGATGCCGGAGGCAGAAGCTCGCGATCAGGTTGCGCGTATGAGGCGCAACAAGGGGGCCGGACCGACCGGCGATCTGGGCAAAGGAGACCTTTCGATGTCCGATCAAGAGAAGCGCCTCGAAGAGCTCGAGGCAGCAAACAAGCGCCTCGAGGCATCTCGCGACGCACTTGTGAAGTCGCTCGAGACCGAGGGCTACGTCGTGCAGATCGCCGACGACGCCGTCACCGTCGAGAAGCGTAAAGCCGAGGATTACATCGAAGTCTCTGGCGAGGCCGTGCTGAAAAGCGCGCTTCCCGCAAGCGTCCTCGCTATGATCTCGAAGCAGGCTGGGGAGCTGGCCGAAGTAACGAAGAAGCTGGAAGCCGAAGAGCTGGTCAAGCGCGTAAGCGCCGAAATCCCGCATCTCTCGGGCGCTCCGGCGATGAAGGGCGCGGTTCTCAAGGCGATCGATGCGATCACCGACGACGAAGTCCGCAAAGCCGCTCACGCTATGCTGAAAGGCGCGAACACTCTCGCCTCGAAGCTGACCCGCGAGTTCGGCACGGTCGCACCAGAAGAGACTGATGCGATGTCCGAGCTCAACAAGATGGCCGAAGATTATGCAGTCGAGAAGAAGGTGACGTTCGCCAAGGCATTCGCCGAGGTAACGCTGACCGGTCGCGGCGCGGAGCTCTTCGCTAAACGCAACGTGCAGTAAAGGGGGCCAAGATGGCAACTCAAGACAATATGCTCTGCGTTACGCTCGAGGCTGGTGCAGACCTCTCGACGAAGCAGTTCTACTTCGTTTCCGTCGCTTCGGATGGTCAAATCGACCCCACCGGTGACGGGCTCGACGCGGACGGCGTCCTACAAGACGCTCCCGCAGCCGCAGGGCGCGCTGCGCTCGTGGCAATCGCTGGCAAGGTCAAGGTCGTCTGCGGTGGCGTCGTCACCCGTGGCGGTCCGGTGGCTGCGGATGCCAGCGGCACAGCCGTGAACGCCGCAACCGGGGACATCATCCTCGGCGTGGCGCTTGAAACAGGCGCTTCTGGGCGGATCATCGAGATCCTCTTCCAGCCGCGCGGCGCAGCAGCATAAGGCAGGGGGATTTAAATCATGCCGCAACCTACCGTTGGCTCGTTCCACATCGACGCAGCCCTTACGAACATCTCCGTCGCATTGCTGCAAAACCCGCAGAGCTTCGTCTCTTCGCGCGTTTTCCAGAATGTGCCGGTGCAGAAGCAGTCGGACAAATACTTCACGTTCGACCGCTCCTACTTCAACCGCAACGGCGCTAAGAAGCGCGCCGCCGGTGCTCGCGTGTCCGAGGTCGGCTATGCCGTCTCGAACGACAGCTATTTCTGCGAAGAATATGGCGTAGCGATCCCGATCCCCGACCAGATCCGCGCAAACTCGGACGCAGCCGTGGATCCTGCTCGTGCAGCCGCAGAGCTGGCGACGCATCAAATGCTGATCCAGAAAGAGAACGACTTCTCGTCGTCCTTCTTCACGACCGGCTTGTGGGGCACTGACATTAGCGGCGTCGCGTCTTCGCCTTCGACCGGTCAGGTCATCAAATGGTCTGACACCACTTCGGGCGACCCGATCGGCAACGTCCGCACCGGCATTGATACGATCTTGGGCTCGACCGGCATCAAGCCGAACGTGATGGTCATGGGCCGTCAGGTTTACTCGACGCTGATCGACCACCCAGACGTCCAAGGCCGCATCAACGGCGGCGCGACCACCGCGCAACCGTCCATCGCTTCGTTGAACCTGCTCGCACAGATCTTCGAGGTCGATGAGGTCATGGTCGGCGAAGCAATCCAGAACACCGCAGCGGAGGGCGACACCGCCGCTCACTCGTTCATTCTGGGCAAGAAGTGCTTGCTGACCTACCGCCCGGCAGCACCGAGCATCATGACCCCCGCAGCGGGCTACACGTTCTCTTGGTCCGGTTATCTGGGCGGGACGAACGAGTATGGCTTCGTCGTCGACACCAAGCGTCGCGATGAAGAAGACACCGACGTGATCCGCGCTCGCGCTCACTACGATCACAAGCTGGTGTCTTCGTCGCTGGGCTACTTCTGGGACGCGATCGTCGCATGAAGACGCTCGAGCAACGATCTTTCCAGAAGTCGGACCCGCTCTTCGCGTTCCGCGCGTTCGTGGCTCACGGGCGTCGGTTTAACCGGGGCGCGGCGTTCGATTGGCAGTCTCTCGGGATCGCCGCAGAAAAGGTCGAGCTCCTATTCCGAGCGGGTAAGGTCCGCCATTACGCGCTCGGAAACCCTCAAATCGACCTCACAGACAAAGGTCTCGGCGAGAAGCTCGCCGAGGACGTCGCAGATCCTATCGTCGCGCCTAAGAAGGCGCGCACAACGAGGGCAACGGCATGACGTGGACCTACGGGGGAGCGCCCGGAACAACGAGCGCAGCAACGCGGCGGGATGCCGTGCGCCTCCTCGTAGGGGACACGGACACGACCGACCAGCAAGTCACCGACGAAGAGATCGCCTTCGCGCTCTCTCAGGGCTCTGACGACGTCTATGTCGCGGGCGCGGTCATATGCCGAGCACTCTCCGGCAAATATGCGCGCCTCGTCGACAGCAGCGTCGAGAGCGTCTCGTCGTCCTACTCGCAGCGCGCGGCACAATACGCCGAGCTCGCGGTGCGACTCACCAAAGACAGCAAGCGGCTCGGATCCGTCGGGCTGGGCGTTCCCGAAGCTGGGGGGATGTCAATTTCTGACATGGCCGCAGTCGAGACCGACACGGACCGCGTTCCCGGGGCATTCCGGATCGAAGAGTTCACGAACCCCCCGCGATTTAGCAATCCCCTCGACGAGTATTGATCCATCATGGCAACCGGCGCGCAGATGCAAAAGGATGTCGTCGCGCTCCTCCGGGATCACGGCTATGACCTCACGTTCCGCCGCCCGAATAGCGGCGGATCCTACAGCCCCTCGACCGGCACGATCACCGGCGGCTCGAACGCCGACGAGAGCGTCCGCGCGATCTTTCTCAATTACACGGCACGCGACATCGACGGCACGCTCGTGCAGCGCGGCGACCGCAAGGCCGTGATCGCCGCGACTTACAACGGGAGCGCGATCTCGAAGACCCCGCAGATCGACGACGAGCTGCGCGGAGAAGGTGACGCCGTCCGGATCGTCTCGGTGCAGACAATCAAGAGCGGCTCCTCGATCCTCGCCTACGTCTGCCAAGCGAGGGAATGATGGCGAACGGTCAGATCCTCAAACAGATCACGGTCGACTTCGATAAGCTCGCAGCCAAGGCGGGCGTCACCGTCGCGCAGGCGCGCAACGAATATTTAAATCGGCTCTCTCTTGAGGTCGTGGAGGGCACGCCGGTGATCACCGGGAGGCTCAGGGCGTCGTGGTTCTTATCTCCGACGCTCTCAGGGTCTCCCGGTGCTTCCGCTGGTGAAGCGACGACCGGGGCTCCCGGGATGACAATGGCGCGCCTCGCAGGGCAGTCCGAGACGCTGGCACAGCTCGACGGGTCGATTTATCTTCTCAACGGGGCAAACTACGCGATTTTCGTCGAGGCGCGCAGGCAGTTTCTGCGGAAGGTGCTCGCACGCTCTCGCTCGATCGCGGCGGCGGTCGTGACCGAGATCAAGAACATTAAAGCGACGGGGATCCCATGACAGTAATGCAGGACATCCGCGCGGCGCTCGAACAGCAGATCGCGAACGTCTCTGGGATCCCGTCGTCGAGCAATCGCGCTTGGGAGAACGTCAAGTTCGTTCCGACGACCGGCACGTCGTGGGTCCGCATGGCGCTCGTCCCCGTGACCAGCCGCCCGGCGGTCATGGGCCCGTCGCCGCAGATCCGGCACGACGGATCCTTCTTCGTCACAGCGCACCTTCCCGAAGGCACAGGCCCAGCCGGTGCTGATGCTCTGGCCGACGCGATCCGCGCGGCATTCTCCGTCGACACCGGGCTCACGTCCGGCGGAACGACGGTGCGGTTCCGTTACGCCGAGCGTAGCGTCGCCGTTCTCGATACGCCGTGGTATATCGTCACGGTGTCGATCTCGTGGTATACCTACACCAGCTCATAAGGAGGGCACATCATGGCGTTTTCACAGGGAGCCC